TCACTCTTTCGCTGTGGTATAAGTTGCCACTAGATCCAAGTTTTCTAGGTCGGTGAATTTTTGGCCTAATTCTGTCAATTTGGCAATGATTGCACTATCCGGAGTTTCCCCCGCCTTGATTTTATCCACGATTTCTTTAATCGTGTCAAATTCTTCAGGGACGCCTTCCCCTAAAATAGCGGTTTTCACCCCTTGGATAGCCGTGTCAAGTTGCTGTTGCGTGATTCCACCTTGTCCGACTTCACCTTTTTCGGCCTTATTGGCCAATTCGCGCTTGATTTCCTTGATGTCAAGTCCGACGGCTTGGGCAAAACGTGTAATTCTTTCAGTGTTTAAACTCATTATTTCTCCTTTTCTAAATTTTAGCTAGGTTATAAAGATCAACCAATTCCGGAAAGTTATCCTTTTCACTCTCTTTTTCAAGTCCTTCAACTTGTTTGCTAGTGTATTCCTCAACGGATTGGATAATGTCAACTTTTGCGCTTTTATCGCTTGGAAAGATATAGTTTCCGGCTTCAATTTCAATGTGATAAATTCCAACCGGCAAAACTTTCCCAATTTTAAAACTAACCTTGGAATTTTCTACAAGGGTTTCAATTTCAATTTTGCCCTTGCTGTTTCCAAGTCTAACCTTTGCGGTTTGGCCATCCAGGCTTGTGATCTTTTTGTTATCGTAATCTAAAAGTTCAAACTCAAAAAGGGAAGAAAAGTCACCTTGTTTAATGACTTCCCCACCCTTTGTTTGGTTTAAATTCGTTGAATTGAATCCAATCATTCAAGCATACCCCATAAATCAGTACGGTTGCCGGCTTCATCCACGGGACCAATAGCCATATAGTTACGGTTTCCAGATTCTCCCACGTAAGAGATCCAGCGGAAACCTGCATTAGTACCCTTAGAATCATAATGAACCTTCTCACCCGGCTGGTAAGTTGCCACGATTTCACCGGTTAAATCCGGATAACGGCGGACATTAATAGGACTATCGCCCACTGTGAAAGTAGCTTCTTCCGGGAAGAATGGAACTTCATGATTTGCCATGACTTCCGTAACGATTTCTTTCAATTCTTCTTTTTCAAGCGGTTCGCCTTTTGGTCGGAAAGCGGTAGGATAAAGCGCGCTATATGGATAGATAGCTAAATCAAAGCTAGCGCCACCATTTGGCCCAGGGGTTCCGCTTTGGTTTTGACCAAGGAACCAGCCTTGTGTGCCGTCAACATCAGCTACAAAAATAGCGACGTGCGAAACCGGAGTTACTGCTGTTTCCATAAAGATAGCAACTTCACCACCTTCCATAATTTTCACTTCATCAAAATGATCCAGGATTCCGTTATAGAATCGCTGTTCCCAAAGGTCTTTCACATATCCGGAATCTGTACAGTTTGCAAAAGGGACACCTAACCACAAACAATATTTTGCGTAGCCGTCCCAACATTGCCAACCAAACCAACCGTCGATATCGAAACCTTGCCCTAATACTTCATCTTGAAATAGTTTTACTTTATCCATGCTCTTTACCTCAATTTTTCCAAGCGTCGTTTGCTGTTTTAACCGCGGATTCAATAAATGTATTCAACTGATCATTGGTTAAATAGATATTGTGTGCTTCAAGCCCTTCAATAAGGCTTGTTTTCGCGTATTCTAGCTTATCTTTCCCGTGGATATCTAGCTTGTCCGCTACTTGCTCGGTAGCGTTTACGGCGTTTCTAGCTAGGATTTCAACCACTTCAAGGGCTTTCTTTCCGCCTCGCGTCGTAAGGTAATTCTTAACAGCATTTACAACAATACCGACAAGCACCACAAAAATACTCATAGCGCCACTAGTAACAATTTCAGTAATTTGATTCATTCTATTTGTCCTCTTTAATTTCTAGGTCTAAAAACCGTTCAAATAGCACTTTAATAGCACCGTTCCCGCCTAATTCAATATAACTTTCATAAAGGCGGGAAAGTTCTTCTATTTCGTGCTGGTTAGTATAGCCCCGCTTTAGGGCGTTTTTTAGATTTTCTTGCAATCGAAAACGTTGCAAGCGTTGCAAGCCTTTGCCAATAATAGATAGATTTTTCTGGTTATCTTCTCCAATCCCTTCCACATTCAAGACGGATTTTTCCAGGACGTCAATTTTGTCTGACAAGTCCATTATTTTCTGATCTGCTTCCTTTGTGGTTTTGGAACTTTTAAAAGAAAAATAACTAGGAATAATAACCACTAAAACCGGTGTCAGCTTATCAATTAGGTCCACTAGGGCCATTTTAACCACCTCCCTACTGTCTTAATTTGATTATTGCGCCGGCTGTGTTTCTAATTCATTTGAAGCTTTAGGCTCTTCCTTTTCCTTCGGTTCAGTCCATTTCCAAATTCCTAACTTCCCATTTTGTTCAAGGGTTGCTAGTTCTTCAAGCGTTTGACCCTGATAAGTAAATTCTTCATTTACTTGGACCATGACGCGTTTCCCTTCTTGGAATTTCTCGATGTGGTCAGGGTTTAAAAGCGTGAAGATTTCCTGTGGTTTATAAGTTTTTCCAGTTTTACCAAGGTCAACCAATTCCAAACCACGTTTGAAGATAGTTGGATCTAGCGGGTTATCTACGTCAGTAACACGCGCCAAAACAGCCCAATCTGCCACCGCTTTTACTTCCGCAATTTTAGTGTCTTTTTCAGCTAGTTTTTCTTCATAGCTTTCCGCCTGTTGGTGTAAATCTTCCTGAAGTTTCTTCACACCTTCAGCCGGGTTCAATTCTGTTGAAACTTGTCCAAGGACTGCTTGGATCAATGCTTCATCCGATTCGTTGGTACGATCACCAATCAAAACACGCTCAAAAACTGTATAAGGGTGTTCTTGTCGAATTGCTACCAAAGTACGCCCTTTTTCTTGTAAATATTTATTAATTACTTTAAATTCCATATGGTTTTTCTTATTCCTTTTCTAATTTGTTTGCTACTTCATCAAAGATATCCTTCAAATCTTCGTCAGATTCAAGAACTTTATTAATTTTTTCAAGTTGCGCTTGTGTTTCTACAAGCTGTGCCTGTGCTTCATCTTTAGCCTTTTGAAGTTCTTGCATTTCATCTTCCAGCCTTTGAGTGTAACCTTGGTAATTTTTAACTTGCGTTTGAAGCGTCGCAATAATTACCGCTTTTTGTCCAATTTCTGAAGCTAGTTCAGAATGTACGCTATTATAAAAATCTTCGTTCATTGATTTCCCTTTCTTAAATACCAAATCTATCAAACTCTTTTAGTGAGTTAGCGACTGCATTTCTGATAGAACTGTGAAGTGCTACTTGCATTTGTGAACCGGTTTTAGGGATTGTAAAAGTGTCTGTCACAAACCCAGCATTCACAAAATGCTGTAACGCTGTTTTTAGGCTCCGCAAAGCTTGTCGTAACCATACGCCATTACTTCCGTTATTGATCAATAGGAAATCGCCGGCTTGTATATTGGTATTTCTTCCATTTACCCCAAAAGGCGCGATAGTCGTAGCGCCCCACGTTGAAATTCTCCAACCGTAGGGGTTTGAATTAGTGCCCGAATCGTAATCGTAAGAGTGAGTGAAGTTAAATCTGTCAGCTACGAAAGTCACCTTATCAGCGTTTTCATGGTCACCTGTACCAATACCGCGAACAGTATCTACTATCATTCCATTGAATCCCCCGCGGTTCCAATTACGGAAAATATCGTTATCGCGACGATCTGCCCCAATGATAACTTTTGAGTTAATTCTATGATAGCCATCTACGCGAATGTCGTCGTTTCTAAAAAACATTCCTTGGCTTGACGCCCCCGGTTCTTCCCGATAGACGCCGGTATTATTATCACGAAAAGCCAAACGGCCATCATTAAGGTTAAGCACGGTTTTATCATTTATAGCGGAAATTGTTTTCCCTCTTAGCCATTCCACCAAAGCGAATTCAATTTTAGCCTTAATAAATTCAGAGTTTAAACCAGCTATATTATTAACATTCAAATTGAAAATGTGAGCTTTTGAAGCGTCAATTTCCTTAATGTGTGCCGTGTCAATTTGGGCTTCTCCAATCATTGATTTTTTAATAACGCCATCTTTAATATAGGTTTTTTCACCGATTGAAAGTAAACCTTCATTAATTCTTATTGAGCCGTCCGGGTTCAAATTTAATTGTCCCAGCACGTCCCCGGCGTTGTTTAAGTTACGGATTGAATAGCTATTATTTAGCTGTGTTACTTGCGTCCGGACTGCTTCAAGCTGTTCATTTGAATCATCCGGCGACGGTTGCCACTTGCGGTCATTGTCGCCCTCGTAGAAATCTAACTCGGTCATAAATAGACCGCCCCATTTCGTCAAGTCAGCTTTCTCATATTCAAATTGCAAGAAACCTTCGTCAAAATCTTCCACATTAAATTTAAAGGACTTTTTGACAGCTTGCGAACTACTAAAAATAGGACTGCCCGTGCTTTCAAAAATAAGTTGTTTTTCCTGCCAGATTGGCACTGCGCCTTTTCTTCGCTTACAGAAATAAATCTTAAAACTTTTCGAGTTAGCATCAAAACCAAGTACATTCAGTATATAATCAGTGCCACGCTTGACAATAAAACGTGGACTTTGGACGATAGCACCGTGACTAATTTCAAACATTCGCTTTTGACCGTTGAAATAAAGATGATGTGCTGTAAAATTCAAGCGTCCGTTTTCTTCCGTCCAATACTTTAGCCCATCATCTGCCCGACTATTTCGAAGCATATTCGGACCGCCTTGCGTTGAATATTTCCCAACTTCTGTTTGAAAAATTCGGTCATTTAATAACATTCGGGAAATGTTATTTGTAATCTGATCACCTGTGGTTCCAAAAGTTTGAACGAATGTATCAGAAGTACGCTTAAAATCACTGTAAGCTATCTGATTGTCAGAAAGCTGTTTGGTGATTGTCGCATATTGACCATCTAGCCCGTTCTTATAATTCGCAAACTGTGTTAATTGTCCTTCTGTCCGGTTAAACTTTTGTTCAATCTCACCGATTTTCTCATTATAAGTATTTTTGGCTACGTAGTTCTTACCAAATTCAGCACGTTCCCGGTTAATACCTTCAGCGGTTTTAGTTTCCAAAAAGCGGTTAAACTTTTCTGAAGTGGTGCCGTCTGGATTGAAATTTGTAGAAATCGTGTCTAGTTTAGTTTTTAAGCCTTGCGCTGTTCTTTCAAATTCAGCTTGTGCCTGTGTAACTAAATATTCTTGATCTTCCGGGGCTGGTTGCCACGGCCTTTTTTGAGTTCCTTTATAAAGGTCAATTTCAGCAATATATAGATCAGACTGTCCGCCATTTGTTCCGTTGTTATCAAATCGTAAGTAAGCGTTATCCATATCACCGGAATTAAACTGAATTGAAACTTCTTCTAATTCACTAGTGCTTAGACTTTTACCATCAATTAACTGTTTAACAGTAGTAAAATCTTGATCTTCATCATTACGGCGCCCCAAAATGAAAGCGTCATAAGACGTCAAAGCGGAATTATTAAACCCTCTAAAATTAAGGGTGTATTCCGTGTTTCTTTCTAGTAAGAACCTGTTAGAAATTATTAGTTTTTCAGCTTGATCGTTATTAGAAAAAATTAGTATTGGTTTTGAACCGTTGTAATAGTAAGGGTGATTTCCAATATTTGCTATTCCGTTATGGGTGAAGTATTTCAAGCCTTCTTTATAGCCAGTATTCCGGATCAAGTTGGGCCCACCAATTGTTGAACTAGTAAATTGTTCCTTCACCCCGTCGATCAGTTCGGTTACTTTTGAAAGGCTTGGTTTCCCATCCAAATCCGCCTGAATTTTCTCTTTGAAAGTAGTTAGTTCGTTTTGGGCGGTTTGGTTTTGCTGTTTGATTGTTTCAAATTCGCTTTTTGTTTGTTCAACTATTTTCTTAGCGTCATCCGCGAGTTTTCCAAGGTCGGATTTACTCAAAGCGTCATTAATCTGTTGTTCAGTCTTTGCGCTTTGCTGGTCCATAGCTTGTTTTAACTCATTGAATTTTTGTTCAATCGCTTCCCTTAAACTTACTTCATTGTAAGTTCTTAGGATTTCTTCCCAAACTTCACCGGTCCAGCGATACATGATTTTATGTCCTTCATGTTCCGGATCCGGTTTGTACCAAATATCATTGATCATTACCTTTTTAGGGTATTTTATAACGGGATTTTCTACGCTATACCAGTTAGTGTTGTAACCGTCTGCCGTCCTAATAAAATCCGGTAAGTTTTCAATAAAGCTATTAAATTCATTGTTAATAAATTCTTCTACTGCTTTATCTGCTACCGCTTGAACCTTGGAAGAAGAACTTTCACCAATTTGATCCCCTAATTTAATATCACTAGATTGATTATTTAAGCGGTTGAAAGTAATTTCAAAAATCCGGGTATCATAGTCTAGTTTTTTATCATGTCGGACAACTCGGATAGTGTCCCCGATTTGAACACCTTTCAAATAAACGCTTGACGTTTTCAAGGTTAATTGTGGACGGGACGCATTAACCAAGGCTTGATAAGTCAGTTTTATCAATTCATCAGGATTTTCTTCCTCATTGAAATCAACAAAACCAATCTTAGCCCTCATGGTTCCATCCGCGTTTTTGATCCCGTAACGTCTAGTCATTTCTGGATCTTCTAGGTATCTTTGGCCTAACGGTTTATCAAGCGGGTTTCCTTTTGCCTTGGACCATACCACGTTTTCAAAGGTGATTTTTCTTCCGTAGCCGTCCGCCTCTTTCCCGCTTTCTTCAGCACTAGAAACTTGTTCACCTTTCCCACGACCTACCAAGGCCGTGTAAATGTTGGTCCTTTCAACCTCTTTTAAAATTTCCAGCGCATTATGTCCATAGACTACCCGTTTCCCTACTGCTTCACCAATTTTCTTTTTAAAATCAATGTACCGGGCGCCCAGGCCGTTGCTGTTCATTTCAACAAAAAACTGCATTTCAAGACCCCAAACCTTACAGATTTTTTTCAGGGCGTCAAATACCGAAGTATAGTAGAAATTTGTGCTGTGGTTCGTAGTTTCTGCGATATAGCGGGCTTGCCAATTCGTACCCTGTAAGAGTTCATTAATCACCGGTTTGGCCGGTGTATTTTTAGGGCGTTTATCAAATACCGGGGTTTTCCGTAATTCTTCAATTCCAGACTGTACACCAGTAAAAGTGGTAATATCGCCTTCAGTTTTCTTTTGGGCAATATAGAAATAATGAAAAAGGTGTGTATCTTCCATTGACTGAATAGCCATATACTCCACCTTTTCAAAATCATCATCATTTAATGCTTTTGTTTCAACTGTCAAACGGTCTGAAACGTAGTTATCAGTGGTTAGCGCGTAAGTCTGAAGGGCTGTCTTGATAGCATTTTTTCTTACAACTTTAATAAGCTGTTCTTCTTTATCAAATAAATAAATCACGCTCTTTCATCCCTCCAAACTACTTTCTTAACTGTCGCATTAACCGCGGTAATTGTGTCACCATCACGAACCTTAAACAATTCTAGGGGACTAAACCGGTCCAACTCACTTAAAATATTCCGGTTTCCATAGGTTGCCTTAACTTCATCTGGATCAAAAGAAATAATAATATCTTGCCCTGGTGCATAGCTACCCGAAAAAGAAATAATTTTAGACCCGTTCACAATCTGAACCCGGTCAGTGGTTTTTGATGGTGTGACTGTGATTGATTCCGGTAAGACTTCCACGGCGTCATTAAGAGAAACAGCCCCGGTTGAAGTTTGGGGCCGTTTTTTCTTATATCCGTCCGGGATCAGTAAACTAAACTTACTCACAATACTTAGGCTTGTTTCTTCAAAGCTATCAGCCCCGTTAAAATAGCCGTAGTAAATAAAATCAGGTTCGTCCTTAAAAGAGATTTCAAGAAATCCGCTTTGGGCGTGTGTCCTTAGAATCTTGTTTAATTTAGCAAACTTGTCCCGCATTTGGGCGCTGGTGTCCGCTTTAAGCTGGTATTTAATTTCTAGGGTTCTTTCTTGATCCGAAAAATCATCAACCCAAACACCACGCCGGCCAGGGACTTTAGTAGTAGAAACATTCTGCCCCAATAAGCCCCGGCCTGTTACCGTTAAATGTCGATAACCCTCAATTAAAGTATTGAGTGGTTGACCGTTAATAATTAGGTTGTCACTAGGTTCCAAAGTAGCAACTTCCCTATCTAATTTTTCTAAACTAGCGTAATTGTACATACTTCTAAACCTTTCTAGTAACTTCCTAAAATTAATTCCATTTCTTGTTCACGTGTGATATCGTTCGTAAATGCTCGGTAAGTCGTGCTTCCAAGTTTCAAGGTAATATCTGCCGGCTGTTGGTTAACCGTCAAAATTCCACCGTCAAAGTTAATATTAGGATCATAAGCGGTCAAACTACCCAAAGCACCTTCCACCGTGCTTAGTTCGTCTTGAAACACGCCGGATAAGTCTTTATCAGCAAAAGCATTAATAGCGCCTTGCGCCATTCCACCTACTGACTTAGCGACGTTTTCCGCCTTGCTATCAACCCCGTTGATGAAACCTTGGTCGGTATATACCCCAAATTGTTTAAATACACGGGAAGGCGATTTAATACCAAGCAAGTTTTTGGCCCAATCAATAGCCCCACCGATAGCGTCACCTACTGCGTTAATCAATTTACCTGCAAAATTCTTAACACCGTCCACAAAACCGCCTATCAGATCAGCACCGGCGTCAATAGCTTTTCCTACAAAGTCTTTTGCTCCTGTTATCGCGTTTGAAAAAGCGTCAGTAACAGCGGTAACAATATTAGAACCGGCTTCCTGTACTGCACTAACTGCCTTGTTCCATCCTTCCTGAATAGTTGAAAAAATATCATTCATGAAATTCCCGATAGATGAAGTGATGTCGTTCCAAATGTTTGAAATGCTTGAAAAAATATTATTCAAAGTATCAGAAATAAAGCTTGAAATATTATTCCAAATTTCTGAAAGGGTGCTAAAAATACCGTTCATGGTATCAGAAATAAAGTTACTAATATTGGTCCAAATTTCTTCAGCCGTACCTTTTACGCCATTCCAAATATTATTCCAGGTTTCTGAAATAGTATTTAAAACATTCTGGATAGTTTCCCAAACACTATTAATAAAGTTAGAAACTGTTTCATAGATCGTATTCCAAACTGTGCTTACAACTCCGGAAATAGTATTCCAAATTGTATTCCAAAGGTCTGAAATGAAAGTAAGGGTATTATTAATAACATCACTTACTAATTGGATTGAAGTTTGTACAAGGTTACAAATAAAGTCCCAAATAGGGCCAATAACAGCCATGATTGTATTCCAAATAACTGTCCAGATCTCTTTCAGAAATTCTAGTCCAGTCTGAATGATCGTAATTAAACCTTGAATAGCTATTCCGATAGCGGTTTTGATACCTTCCCAAATCGTATTAGCGATTTCTTTGATGGTTTCCCATGCTCCGGACCAGTCGCCATTGATAATCTGCATAATCAACTTGATAATGCCTAAAATCACATTCAAGGCGGTTTCAACTGCATTTTTAATCAAATCCCAAACAGTGGTCACTATTGGAACTATCGCATTCCAACCGGCTTCGATAATTGGTGCTACTGCATTAACAACAGTTTCTACCACCGCTTTTATAGCGTTCCAAATCGTTTCAGCGGTCTTTAAGATTAATTCATGGTTTTCATTCCACCAAGAAACCAAAGTACCAAAAATCTTTTTAACAAAGTTCACTACTTCAGTAATTGCACTTGATACAGCTTTATAGACTGCCTGGAAAGCAGAATCAACCTTGGCCCTAAATTCTTCACTTGTATTATACAAGCCCACCAAACCAGCTACGAATAGCGCGATAAGGCCAATAATAGCCCAAACAGGGCCAGTAATCGCACCAATAGCACTACCAATCGAACTAAAAACGCCAGAAATAGCTGTACCGCTAGCGGTTGCACCTTGGAAACCAGTAATTAAAGCAGAAATACCGCTTGAAACCTTGCTTACAATTCCGACAATACCACCTACTACCTTAGTAATCGTACCTACTACTGTAAGCACCGGACCAGCGGAAACGACAATCGCACCGATCCACTTTTGCCACGGTTCAAGCGGTAAGTTGTCCCAAATCGTACTTAAAACCCTAACAATGTTGTTTTTGAATGTGATGACTGTGCTTTTTAAATTCTCCATCAAGCCATAAATATCAGCTTCATTATGTCCCAAACCTGCTACAAGGTTTTGGGCGGAAGCTTTCATAGCTTCAAAAGATCCTGCTACTGTTTCGCTTGCTTCCTTAGCCGTGGTTCCGGTTACTCCTAGCCGTTCCTGTGTAACGTGGATAGCTTGGATAAGCTTGTCGAATGGAATATCCTTCACGTTTTTGGCCGTAGCTTTGAAACTGTCACCCATTACGCCGGATTCATTGACCAGACGGGCCATTTCCTCCTGCGTACCACCGTAACCAAGTTTCAAGTTATCAAGCATGGTATAGTTGTCTTTTGCAAAGCCCTGATAAGCGTTTTGAATCAAAGCTATATCAGTACCGAACTTGTTCGCATTATCAGCCATATCCACGATAGCCATATCAGCATATTTTACAGCTTGTTTGGTATCGCCACCAAGCCCCTGTAACAAACTAGCAGAAAAGGAAGTAACTTGCTCCATGTAAGATTTAGCAGATACCCCGGCCGTTTTATAGGCTCTATTAGCATTTTCAATTACGTTTGTGCCTTCTTTGTCCATTGTGTCATACATTTTTTGGGCTTCTTGCGCCGTAATATTATATTTTTTAGCCAAGTTCATGACACTTGTGCCGTTATCCTTAAATAGTGTTTCAACTCCCCCAAGCGCTTGTTCTAAACCAGCGTAGGACTTGATAACACCACCGACGGCCCCGGCTACGGGCAAAGTAAAACCGGCTGTCATACCGGCCCCTACTTTTAACATGGAATCGCCTACACCGTTAATTGTTCCGCTTAGTTTTTGCAAGCTTGAACCAGTCTGATTTTTCAGACTTTCCAAAGAAGCTTGGGCCTCTTTCAAACCGCTTCTAAAGTCGGAAACATTCGCTTTTAGTATAGCCGTAACGTCAAAATCTGCTCCCATTAATTACCTCCTTCCTTTCTCATTTTGTTTATCAACCTATTTCTTTCAGCCATATCCAGTTTTCTTGATGGTATAGCCTTTTCAGTAGGTTGATTTTTTTGAAAAATCCTATCAAATTCCTTCTGGTGATCGTAAAACTCATTGAAATTCTTAAACGCCGGACGTGTTGATTTACCGCGTCCCTTTTGCGCCTTAACTGACTGATTAAACCAAGCCTGGATAGCAGAGTTCAAACGCTTATCCTCTTGCTGGATAGCGTAAGCCATATTATAGATTTCAAACTCTTCTAGCGTTGTCCGCATAGCTTCCTTAAAGGTCATACCATGCCGGGCAATAAGTAGCGCTAGCGCCTCATCATAACCAATATTAGAACTTGATCCTTGCTGTTGCCCTACTCTACTAGGTTCATTGCCTTTTTGAGTAGGGGTGACGTTTTTAACTCGTTCATGATTTCCTCAATGGTCTGATCATACTTTTCTTCAATGATTAGATCTTCAAGGAATTTTTCAATAGCTTCATTTGACGGCTTTTGTGCTTCCGTAACAGTCGCGGACTTAATCAAGTCGATCAATGCCAAAGGGTCATTCATTGCGCGCCCCGCATTAAACATAGCCATAGCGCCATATCCGGTTTTCACACCTTCCATTTCAACCGAATGAAGTTTATTCATTTCACGCAAGAACCCAATCCCGAAGCGTAAAGTATAGTCTTTTCCACCAATATTTAAAATCATGTTGTTTTTTCTCCTTTAAAAAATTAAAAAAATAAGGGGCTTATTAAAAACCCCTGAAAATTAAGCTGGTAACCCTGTACCTTCACCCTCTTTAGCCAAAGTATGGTATTCATACTGTGCCTTATTAATAGCGGATTTTTGGCTTTCCGTAAGTGTATCTGTACTAATTACCCCGTTTCCATCAATCGCCATTTCATAGGTAAGTTCTACCTTATCATCTGCGGGCGCGGAAATTTCAAAGTTTTTGAAAAATCCTTGGTAGTATTCCACGTCATATTTTTCCTTACCTTGATCTTCGCGTTTGCTTGCTAGGTCCACGATCCAAACTTCAATCTTGTCAGTGTTGCGGAACCATGTGCGCATTTCTTTCCACATGTTGACCGTATCTTTATCTTCACGGTAAGCTAGGGAAGTAAATTCCCCTGAAGTTTCACCGTCGGAAACAGAGTTCACAACTCCATCTTTTGTTTTCGTGGTTTCAACTTCTTTTTCAGCGTTCAAAGTAAGTTCTGTTTGAAATCTTACTTTTCCGGCGTCTTGTTTTTTCTGGTCTTTAACGCGTCGGAAAAACGCGATAAAATCTTTTCCTTGAATCAATTCTGGCATTATTTGTTTTTCTCCTTCTTAGTGTAAGTAAAAGAGACATCCAAGACCACATGAAGCAAAGGCTGGACATCTGTATTATCTGGTATGATCTGTTTGTTAGTGCTAGTGTGCTGTAAGTGATATTCCCACTTCCCGGAAATATTTTTGACATTCGTTTCTAAATAGGCTGTTATATCGTCCAGAATCTCCCGCTGTGTCCTTTCGGCGTAAATGTGGACCGTTTGACCCACCTCACCGAAAAGGTCGTTATTCGGATTTTCTAGGGCGTTATTTTCGCCAATATAGATAAAGGGGTATTGTGTCCCTGCTTCGGGCAAAAAATCAAAGGTTTTTTCCCTTGCTTCCGCCATCTGATAAATCAATCTAAATAATTCATGGTTTGGCGTCATTTAAAAACCCCCTTCATTACGTTTGTCATATCTTCCTGGAATAGTGGTTGGACTTCTTGGATCATTGGGCGCATAAAAGGCGTTCCCGGTTGAAAACGGGTGCCATACTCCTGATAGCCGGCGTAACCAGCTTCAGCGTGTATATGCGCTTCCATGCCCTGATAAGTCGTTGTTATGTGATTCTTTAGAAAACTTGTATCAACCGGCGCTTTTTTCTTTGCTACTGCCTTGCCACGTTCGCCATTATTTTTCAAGACTTCTAAAGATTGTTTAACAGCGTTTGGGTGAGCGTTTGAGATCGTCATAGTCAGCTTTTCGATTCCGTGCCATTTAATGTTAACGCCCAAAAGGTCCTACTTTCTTCAACCGTACAGCCCCTTTAATTGGCGCATCGATTGCTTCGATAGGCTCGTAGGTGTCACGATTAAAAATAGCTTGTGTAAACGGTGCTTGTTCTTTTTGAAACCTACAAATAATAACTGTATCCGTCCGGTTTCCGTAGTTTTCAAATACCTTTGACTGACTGACTTTATTCACCAAACAAGGGACCGTAACGGTTTTTCTTGCTTGTGTTTCATATTCATCCGTTTCCGGATTGTATTTCTTACGCCCCCCACATATCAAGACGATTCGGTGTGGTGTTTTCATAGGAAATACACCTTTCCACGTTCTCGCTGTGTACCGTCTAGGCCAAAGTCTTTGTTAAGAATAGCCATGTAAGGTTTAAATAGGTTATCCCACTCCTGATAAGTCACGGAATAACCGTCAACCGTTTCAGACGTTACACCCTCGGAACCTTTACGCCCGTACAATTTATAAACCACGTTTTCAATCATGAAATTGTACTTACTAGCGATTTCTTCCGTTCCAGTTAGTCCTTTAAAATAGCTTTCAGCGTCCTCTACTAAATCTGTCAACAAATCATTTTCATAGTTGTCGGAAGGGTCGATACCCAACCGACGTTTAATTTTTGCTAGTTGGGCTTCTTCCATCTTTTAATTCCCTTCGATAGTTTGGGCCAAAGCTACTAAATCCGCTTTTTTGGCGTCCGCTTCATATTTCACGCTAGCGTTATCTAGTAACTCTTTCAATTCTGCCACCTTCAATTTTTCAACCGGTTTTTCAGTTTCTTCAGCCGGTGCTACTTCCTCGGTTGGTGTTGGTGCTGGTGCTTCTTCACCTTTAGCACTCAATACACCTTTACCAATTAATTCAGCAAGCCGGTCCTTAGAAACTTCAAAACCTTTACGGGGGAAAGTATCCCCTGTTTCATAAAAGCGGTTATTATCTTTTGTGTCGATAATATTGCAGGTTACAATATAGGTCATTGGTTACCCCTTTCTAGTTGATTAGACGTTTTCAGCGCTAGCGGTCAATTTAGCAAACGCGTTTGCCTTAGTAACCATTACAGCGATATCCATAGTAACGCGAACAGCTACCATTTCTTGTTCAAACAAGTTAATTGGCGTTCCGTCTTGGTTCTTCATAGTTGAAATTTGACCTTCTTCTGAAATCTTGAAATTGATATTGTAAGGTACACCATAGATCAAGCTGTTAAAGTCACCGGCCAAAAGGTCGCCTTTTTTGAATTGCTTGGATTTAAGATCCACGGTAGTGATACCGTCAATAGTATTGTTTGCTTTGTCGTAAATTGTTTTCTTGTCACCGTCGCGGGCTTCACGCAATGCAGAACGGTTTTGAATTTTAGAAACAAAAGCATTAGGGTTGATATCAGCTTCATAAAGCTTATCTTCCAATTTAAGAAGGTTTTCATAGTTGATAGGACCAACCACAACTTGGCTTGAATCTTTAGCGGACTTAGCTACTGAATTGGCGAATGGTGTTTCATGTCCCAAAAGTCCAGCTTCATCAATCTTAGTATGGAAAGCTTCCACAATCTGCGGTTTCATATCTTCAAAGAATTTTTCCCATGTATAGTTCAATGCCTCACGGGAAGCAACAAGAATGATACCCAATTTGTGAGCCTTCAAAGAAACAGGAACCACTTCAGGTTTATCAGTCTTAATTTTTTCTGTTTCGTTTACCCAGTAAGCAGAAACGCCATCTGTTTGAACGTAAACAGTTTTTTCTTGCAAGCCGTCCATTTCATGATATTGCCCAAGTTGCATTACTACGGAATTTTCAGCGACATCTTTCATGATGATATCTGTCATTTTCTTGGTGAAAGTACCGTCTTTCTTTTCAGAAACTAGGACTTTTTCAGGGTTAAAAGTTTGTACTGTCATATTTTAAAATTCTCCTTTAAGGTGTATTTATTTGATAATTCGGGAATTACGGAAAATATCCCCTTTATTTGATTTTTCGGCCCCGCTAAATTCTGACGACACTTTAGGGGGTTCCGATTGCGAATATTCAGCCTTGATCTCACTGATAATGCTTTCAAGGTCTGAAATAGCTTGTAAAGTACCTTCAGCGGTATCTTTGACAACAAAAGAAATCACTTTATCATTAACCGGGAGTTTCCGGCTAGAAAGTGTTTTAATAGCTTCATCTGTCAATTCTCGCTTGGTTTGTTCTTTTTCAAGTCCAGCGATCTTATCAAGTAAAGCTTGCTTTTCTGCTTCAGCTTCCTTACGTCGGTACTCTTCTAATTCCTTCCCGGTAAGTTCGCTTTCTGCCTTGTATTTTTCCAAGGCTTTTGAAATTGCGTCCGCTGTATCTTTGGAATGTTTTTCTTCCATAGATTTTAACCGGCGTTGCATTTCTGCGACTGACACCATTTTTTCCGGTTCCTGTGTCGGATTGCTAGCCTTTTCCTCAACTGTTTCCGGCGCTTGTTGGTCAATCGCCTGTGTGTTATTATCTTCTGCCATTATTAGGCTCCTTTCTTTACGCTTGACGGGCAACCCCCCCGAACTCATGCAACTTTTAACGTCTTCAGCACGGTTTGGACAATAAAAAAAGAAGGTGAAATTTTAAATTTCATCTTCTTTGTTAAGTTTAAAATCGTTTAAGGTGCTACCACCCTTTTTGTATTTTAGTTCGATATGTCCATAGCCCGAACACCTACAATTAGGGTGCATAGGGTACATATTCACGCCCTTTTCCAATTCATCAACCGGAAAGGCTTTCCCATCCAAAGGGGCGCATATTTCGCACGCCCCAGGTTCAGCTACAAAAATAAAATGTGTGAACTCATTGGCCACTAACATTTCTATTTGTGTGTCCGCATTGATTCGGGCGATTTCGGTTTTTATCAATCGTTCCGCGTTTGCTTGACTAGTCCCGTATTTCTTAGCAAGCCTTTTCCGTTCCTCTTTGTAACCCATCATATCCGTGTAAATGCGGTTTAGGGAAGCGAAAACGTCTTTTTGTAGGGTCTGTTGTAAGCCTGTCTTACCCCAAACCCTGTTAGAAAAAGATTCACCGTAGAAATCAGAGTCTAAAATCGCCTCTAGGCGCTTTTTCACTCCCGTGGACGAATTACCCAAAATTCCCGCTTGTCGCTTAAATTCGCTTAGTATTTCATCCCTACGGGCCTTATCAAACATTTCATAGGTTTCCGCTGTCAGGTTTTGAATTTCCAAGTCTAATTCAGCCTTTAAGAGTTCCAGCCGGCTTACTTTCATCTTTAAATTATAAACTCTTAACCATTCATTAGTAGCCGGGCTAAAATCTTTCTCTTTTACGGCTTTATAGGCCTTTTTATTAAACTTAGTAACGTCCATTCTATCAGCGCGTTTCATTGCTTCCTGTTTGGTCAAGCCCTCACGCCCCGCATAATTCATATAAAACCGGTCTATTTTCCCTTGTAACCTATCATAAGATTCCTGATAGATTTCTGTTAGGATCCTTTCACGTTCTAAATCCCGCTTCATTAAAGCGGTTTGGGCCTTACGTTCGGCGTTATACTTCCGGTTGTCCGCTATTTTCAAGTTCATCCGCTTCACCTACTTTAAAATGCCGTTCAAGATCGCTTGCGCCTTCCTCTCTCTTGATCCGGTCAATTTCCGTATCAAAATCCGTAAAGCTTGCATTATTAAGAAGTGTTTCCTGTGAGATTTCCCCGCCCGCTTCAATGTAAGCTTTTATTTCCGTCCAAACATCTTGCGGGATATTAGGGTGGAAAGTGAAGGTTAGCTTACTAGCTTCGATTTTAGGACCGTTCACGGCCTTATGGATATTACTGATTAGTTCATAACGGCGACGCAAAGCCTTGGTAAAGTAAGTTTCCTTGTCTTTCCGGACTTGCTCCAGTCCAATCATTTTATAAAGTAAGGCTATTCCTGATTGTGTTGAATTAAAATGGTCATCCTCTAGGTTAGGAATACGACTGAAGCGGTGAATATCATTCGCCAAACGGTTTTTATAAGCTTCCGTCCCCTGTACGTCATATTGTTTATAAATATAACCGGCGTCCGCTGTCGTTTGCTGACCCGTTGCGCTGATTCCTGTTTGAAGTAATAGCGTGTTAGCGTCTTTCATTTTGGCCACGTTGTCAGCCGTTGCCCCAATCGCTTCCAAATCACCCTTAATCAATAGCATGGCGTCATTGAGATCACTCATATAATTAGCGGTATCTGATTCACTAGCGTCGTAAGCGTCAATAAGTGAAATTTCACTTTCATAATCGCCCATACGGTAGCGGTTATTCCACCATTCAACCACCGGGATATCGTTATAATTGTGTTTGGTTGTTTCATCCAAAACTAGGCGCGGGCTGTAATAAGTGAAGGGTTTATACTTAATCACTTGATCATTAGTATAAACCGTCATGTTAACCCGGTTATTATAGATTGGAAGGTGAACCGCACAAATAATGTTTTGTTCAACCGTTAAGTCACGGACAACAAACATTTCAAGGGGACTGATTAAAACCACCCTGTCCATATTGTCACGATCCCGGAAATGATATTCATAAGCCCGGCCATAGACGGAAGCGTCAAAAGCTAAATCGCTATTCAAGGCGTTAATGTCATTATTCCATTCAATTTCCTTGATCGTTTGTAACTGATCTTTATTTCCGCCTTCCATAATTCCAACCGTTACGGGGTTCCCGATTACATAAGACGTAGCAAAGCCGGAAATATAACCACCCCAGCGGTGTCTAACTCGGTAGTCTGCCTTTTCTTTGTCTAGCCGGCGTTTCCCGGTTAAAATGCTGTAATTTTCGCCCCTTGCATAAGAACCTAAAATCCGTAAGCGTTGCTTTTGATAGTCAAAAAACGCTGTCAGCATATCCCGAAAGGCTTTCTTACCTTCAGGCGTGTTTAGCAGTTCTTCAGCGGAAGAATATCTAAATTGTTCATTTGCTAGCCTACTAAATTGTAAGCTATCATTCCGGGTTGAAACTTCAATGTCCAAACCGTGTTCAAATTCATTTACATGATCCATCTTTTACCTACCTTCTAAACAAGCGATTTACCTTGGAAATCGTCTTATTAACATCCAATTCCTTTTTCTTTTGGAAAATTCTATCTTGTACCGCATAGCGTACCGCGTCCAAACAATGGTTATAACTATCCACGGGTTCGTTAATGTATTCATTCGTAGCCTTGTCTTTCTTCCAAGTGTAATTCTCTAATTCTTCTATGGTTTTTACGCACCTTTCATCAACTATGATTTCATATTGTAGAATGTATTGAATCCCTTGCATGACTGACCCAGGGCCTTTTATAACATCAATTACCCGTGGAATATCTAGGTTCCTTAATTCCTGGTTTGATTTCTTTTCAGCACTATCAGCCCGGATAATTTCTTTTGAATAACCCAGGGTCTTGATCGCTTCAGCTATCTTGTCATTCGTAAGGCCTTTTTTAACATATTCCTCTAGAATATAAAGACGCTTGTTTTCTTCATCTATTTTGACGTGCATGAAAGCGCTAGGGTCATTGATAAACCCATAGTCAAGGCCAAAATCTGACGGAATGTGTTTCAGTTCTTCCTTATTTAGTAACTGCTTTTTGTATTTAGGAAAAACAAGCTTGTCTAGTGTCGCAAACTCTCCCAGGGCGTAAATTTTATAGTAGGCCTCGTTTCTTTCAGCAAGTTCTTCTATATTCTCCTTTGTGACTTCATCCAGAAATCTGTTATCTCTATACGTCGTTTGATAGATAACGGTATTTTTAGGCTTCTTCACAAAGAAAGCGTTATAAACCCAATTTACTTTGGAAACGGGGTTAAACATCAAATAGATCTGCTTGTTAGGGTGTTTCTTATCCCGTAGTCGTAGGGTTAACTGTGTATAATCGTCCAAAGTAAATTCAGAAGCTTCTTCCATAACTACGTCAGAAATACCTTTAATAGACTTAATTTTTTCCGGATTATCCAACCCTTTGAAAATAAATTGGGCGCCGTTTGGTAGTTCGATACGGTAAGCGGAATTATTAACCTTGCAAGCACCAAGTAGGCCCCAGGCTTCCAAGCATTGTTTGACATCTTCAAAGATGGAATCATAAACGCTGGATCCGACTTTCCGCAAAAAAAGAACCTTCCTTGGATATTTCCAAGCCTGAAGGCTCTTAAAAACAACTTTTTGGATTACTCCATGACTTTTACCACTAGAAGCCCCGCCATAGTGAATTTCTGTGAAAGTGCTATAATCTGTTAGTTTGTCATAGATATGCTTATTAAAAACCCGGCTTGGATTTTTAATTTTTATTTTAATCTGTGGTTTCTTCATCATCCCAGCTACCCAGTTCGATTTCTACCACCCTTTGAGTGATTTCTTGTTTATCCACAAATAAACCGTACCGTTTACCAAGATCAACCGCGGAAGCCCGCCTTGTTGCTACTGATGGTTTAGCTTGTACCACTTTCTGTGTGCCTTCACCGTCCAGGACCAAAAGCGGTTCCGTGACTTCACCACGCATTACAGCGGTAAGAAACTCTAACACTTCTTGTTGATCTGCGACGCGTTCAGACTTCAATTTTTCAAGTTGTTCATCTATATAGGCTTTTACCTTAGTGTTTCTTAGTAACTTACTTCCATTTACTTCAGCGGTTTTTATACTTTTAATTTTCGGATACGCCTTCTTATAAGATTCCGTAGCGTTTAATGAAATGATATAATGATCCGCAAAAATTTTCTGCCTTTCGGTCATTCCCATGTTTTGGCTCCTTTCTGGTAAAATTTAAACAAAAAAAGGATAAAACGCCGTTGTTTTATCCCCATTACTTGATACTAACATTTTATCACATTGAAATAATCGTGCCCTTACAATGAAAATATATGAAATTTGAACTATACCGGCAACTATCAAACGTTATCACCATTGATAATTCTATCCAGTTCATCAATCGCGGACCGTTTCAAGCGGTAATAAGTCGGTATAGAAATACCGTCCAAATCGTTACAAATATCCAAAACGTGTTTTTTAACAATATAAGTAAGTCTTAATACCGTTCTTTGTTTAGGATCTTTTAACTGATTGATTTTTCTACTTAATTCTAACTTCCTGTTAATAATTTCCGTGGTATCTTGCTCAATAGCCTCTTTCATTACCACTAATTGAGTGTACACGTCGTCAATTTTACGGCCCTTCCCACCAGATATTTTATCAACCTGAAATTTAGGGCTTGATAGTAGCCCAGCTTCCAATTCATTGATTTCATCCATCCGGCTTTTAATATCAATGTCTAATTTTTGCAATTCATCAAGTAATTCCTGTGCCTTACTAACCAAAACCCCAAACTCCTTTTTGCTATGAATAATGTTATAATATAGTTATCTCCTATTTCATTTTTTATAACTCCCAAAAGTCGGTTTTGCAGTAGGCCGGCTTTTTTTATTTTAGGGCGCGTGTATCAAACGCCCTTTTTTTAGATTTATCAATGTAAAGGAGTACCTCCATTCCAATTTTTTATTTTGTGATACACTAATCACTTACAAGCTTTTCACGGTTTGCAAGCGTTACTCACTAATTCCCAACCCCTTTCAAGTAGTCAGGCATTTGATCCCCTACTTTCAGACTGTCGTATTGCTCCTTACTTACTAGGAAGTTCCCATAACCGTTTATAGTCACCGTATAACGCCCTTCTAGGATGTTTTTAGTGGTTATTGTGCCGGTACGGTCAATTATACCCCCGGCATTGTCAACCTTGTAAATAATTATTTTAGGCTCGTTTTTGAGCCGTTTAATCTCCTGTTCTTGATTTACAATTTTAAAACCAAACACAATTACATGAAAAACAGCAATGAAAAAAAGCAGATATACAAAATTTTCTTTTTTAGTCATGTTTCCCCCGTGAACTAAACACCACAAGACAAGCTAGAATGAAACCGATTGACCAAAAAGCGCAAAGAATGAAGAAGATAATATCTAGTAAACTCATGTTTCCCCCTCGCTTTTAATTTTCCCGTCATCTAGTTTTTTTAACAGACTGTAAAGTTGTTCCATATTGTGGATAAATATAAAATTACCTTCATAGTAAAGCTGGTTAAAATTAAATGCTTCACCATTCATTAGAAAACATTTGAATCTAGGTTCAATTACGTCCCCTAGTCTAACAATATTTTCAATATTATTAGTATTGATAATACGCCCGCTTCCGTGCTGGCCATTTATTGAATATCTCACAAATACAAGCGCCATATATTCTACCTCCTAATCTACACAAACCAACCGCCGGGCTTTATCCTGGTTTATCCTTTTTTTATAAGCCGGCGTAGCGTAAAAACTTATTGTTTCTACTTTTACATTTAAGAGTTCAGCAAGTTCTTTTTTTGTTCCGATTGCTATAAATTTTTCACCTCTATAAAGGGCATAAATCTTTTCTTTGTTCATTCCTTAACCCAGCGCCCTTTCCGGTCCTTAATTTCGTTATAGGCACTTTCAAAACATTCTGTGAAGTCATAGCCCAATTCCCGACAAATAAGATCAAGGTAACAAATAATATTTTGAAGGTTAACCAAAAGAGAACTTTCAATCCCTAAATCTTGCGCAACTTTAGCCTGAAAGGCGCTATCTGTGATCATCCAAATCCAAGCGGTCACCCCACCAAAATCAGGAATATAATCGTCTTTTTCTTTGAAAAACACTTTTTCCGGATTGACACCGGCCATCATAGCATAGCCTACGACAACCACGGCGACATCACCGATAGAATCCTTAATAACATCTTCCTTATTTTTAAGATACCCTGAAACCAGTTCCCCGGTTTCTTCAATTAGTTTTAACCCCTGCTTGTCAATATCCCCTTGATCAATACCGCGGGCAATAAACCAATTCTTAGTATTAAAAAGTAAATCACTTACTTTTTTATTCAGTTCCATCTTCTAATAACTCCTTTAATTCCTTATTTTTTGATTTCAACCAACTTCGCCGGTGTACTATCGCCCCTTTCGTAAATTGGGGCCGTAGTCGTTCAAAGTGTCCTTTATCTGCTAGCTGTTCCTCATAATTGGAAATAGCTTTTAAAATTTGTTCCTTATCTATTTCCATTTTCTAAAACCTCAATTAACCAACCTAAATATACTTGGGCTTTTTTTAGATCTTCCAGACCATTCTTTTTTGAATGTCGCAAAACATACTTAACGACATTCCCAAAAAAGAACCCTTCAGCATATTCCGGACATGGTGCAAAGTTTTTGATCACGTCAATTACTTCCATTCCATTTTGGCCCTTGTAATGATTCGGTTCATTAACCAAATCTTGTTCCACAAGTTCAGATAAAACTTGCTCAAAACTCTTTTCTTTTTCCATATTTATCCTTTCAAAAAGTTTGTGAAATTTTCCCGGTTACCGAGTTACCGTAATTTTAAAACTTTTAAAGTTTTTTCTATTTTATTTTTTACAAACGTTGATATAATAGGCTTTCTTATTTTTTATAAATATTTTTATACTTTTTTTATAAAATACGGTAACTCGGTAACTTTTATATAATTAGTAGTAATAAAGTCAGTAATACCAAGGGTTTTCACGGTTACCGTAAGGTTACCGATCTCCCAAAAAGTTACCGATCTCCACCTAAAAGGTTACCGTAGGTTACCGATCAGTTACCGTAATTTTTTTTCACAAAGTCGCCAAAATTTTACTCAATTTTAACAAAACCTTTTATAGTTTTTCCGTTTGCTTTATAAGCTTTTTTCTCCCAATTCGGGAGGTGATCAATGATTAAATTAATCTTTGCGGAAAGCTTCCGATCATTTGAATTTTTCATAAATAAGTTGTACATAATTTCACGGGTTGAAACTCGTTTTAGTTCTTCCGTCCCAAGTTCGATTTCTGAAGAATTATCAAACCAAGAAGCGGTGTACTGGTGTTGTCTTTGAACTGTCATTTTTTCCCAATTTGAAGGGATAGGCATTTCTAAATAATCAAGTACCTGTACTTCAACTTCATCAAGATAAATAAATTTATTTCGATATTCTTCTAATTCTTCTTCCGTTTTTGCGTCAAATTTTAATTCAAAACCGTTTTTATAGATTAGTACAGCTTCCCCCCAGATCTGATCTATTGTAGCTTGTTCAATCTCCATAGGGTGTTTTTTCTGTTTCGCACCATCAACCAGCACGGGGAGAAAACGGCGTTCGCCGGTTTTGTCTTTCAAATACTCCCGTTGGTTAGTGGTCCGGGCCAAAATAAAGTTTTTGGCAAATTCTTCCGTCTTAGACATATACGGACGCCGGTAACGTAAGCTAGTCTTTGAAATAAAAGCTTTAGTTTCCGCGAATGACATCCGGTTACTAGCTACCATTTCGTCGTCATTGACGATTAGGCTTTTTAACATGATGTCAAAATTATCTTTATTGTTGAAATCTGTTACGGCGTCGGTGTACCAATTCCCGCCTATCTTTTGAAGTAGGGATGTTTTACCAACACCCTGACCACCTACAAGGTCTAAAACGTAGTCAAATTTAACGAAAGGATCATAAACTTTAGCTACGGCCCCTACTAGCCACATTTCAGCGATCTTTGAAATTAGTTCGGTATCTTCGGCACCAAGGTAGTGCTGAAACATCTTCCCAATTCGTTTTCTACCGTCCCAATTTTGGGCCACGCGCTCCATGTATTCTTTTACCGGATTGTAAGACCGTTCAGAAAAGAAGGTTTCAAGGCCGGCCTTCATGGCGTTGGGTGAATAAACAACCCCTAAATTATTTTCAAAGTAAACTGTTAGAACACTTATAAAACTAGCGGGCAATTCCCCAGCTTGAAACGTGGTATTTCCAAGTCTGATTTCATCTGTTAGTTCATATTCTTGGGAAAAGTCATTCCGCCTTAAATACTGCCCTAGTTGTTCATCTGCTTTCAGGCACATTACCACGTTTGCCGGGCTAGTAGACTTGATAGCGCCTTTATCTGTTAAAACTAACTTAGGGTTTTTGTCAATACTTACGACATTACCAATTATTCTCACCCCCTTCTATCTTTCTTGATCATACTTTCCACCGTCCGCCTTACCTCAATATCAGGCAAGGGGTTGACGCTGTTTCCGTTTGCGATTTCTGCAAGCCTTAAAACGTGTTCATCATCCACTGCCCGGAATAACAAACCGCCTACAAACTTAGCTAGTTTGTCATTCCGTCCGCCTTCATCCCCAAAACCTACCGCGATAGTTTCAAATAAATCTGTGGTCTGGTTCCGGTCACGGGTCAAGCTTCTTTCTTTTAGGCTTTTAAGGCCTTCCGAACTATAACCGTGTGTTTCTTGGTAAGTTTTCTTGATTGCTTGGATCAACTCTTTTGAAGGTGTAACCATTGTTCCGCCTTCGCTTGATTTCTCCAAGTCCCATTCATACATTCCCTTATCCGTAGCGGACGGGGCCACCAAAACATAGTTGTTTTCATGTGCTTTTATATCAACCCCAGGAAGAAATCCAATCATTTGACTGATTGGGCAATCATCCCGCTTGAAATAGAATAAATGTTTCCCACCGCTTGCGGTTTTGGCTTGTAAGGTTGGTTCAATCAAGTTTAAATACTTCCAGCGTTTGAGTGATTCAAACCCGTTTTCTTTTCCGTGCTTATCAATATCAATCACAAAGAAATTAGTAGTTTTTAAAGCTATGTTAGCGTTCGGGTGTCGATCCCAAAAATCCGCTATTTCTTCCGCTTTCATTTTGGGCTTATCCGCAAACTCTATCATGGGCCTTTTGTTTTTAGGGTTGATAGGAATGACGGCAAAGCCTAACTTTTGATATTGTAAAGCGTAGTCCTTCATGCTAGCCATTCCTATTTACTCCCTAAATATTAGAATGGTAGATCATCATCATTAATTTCAATAGCGCTTGCATTCGGTAGCCCTTCGGCTTCATCAAGGTCATAATTACGGTAAGGTTTCTCTTTGTTTTTGCCTGTTGTTTCTGTAATGACTAGTGTATAGTAGGTTCCTACCGCTTTACGGTTAAGGGCTTCTTCAAGGGCCTTACCATCATCAAAATCAGATTTTAAAGGTGCGTCATCCGCAAAGGCCAAAGCTTTTTGGAAAAACTTGATAGTACGTTCTACAGACCAACCAATATCTTTTCCATTCCAGGTGTCCAGGGTTCCGAATGAAACAAATTCAGTACGCCCGTCATAATCACCACCGCGAATTTCAAAGCGATATTGTAGGCTTTCCCAACCGCTTTCAGCTACGTTAAATTGTACCGATTTAAGAATAGCTTGGTATTTCCCAGCTGGAATTGGTGCCGGACCGTTTGCGCTGTCTTTGCGTGGGTCGAAACCTTCTTTTTTAATTGATTGTGCAATGTCTAGTAAACTCATTGTTTAATTCTCCTTTTGTGTTTAAATTATTTATTTAAAATTGTGGTATGTAAAAATTAGAAAAGATCATCTTCAGAAATATTTTCTTGTTTCTGTGGTTTAGGTGCCTTTTGGGCTTCCTGTTTAACTTTTTCTTTTTTAGCTGGTGCCGGCTTGCTTGGTGCTTTTGCTGGTTCCAAGGCCCCGCGGATTGTTGACAAGATTTTCAAGATTTCCTTATCATCCACCTGGTCCATATAGTATTTCTTGCGTTTGCGTTCCACTTCCCTGTTGTAGTTGTTCCCTACTTTTTCGGTATGGATCATCAAATCTGAATTACCATTGATTAGGTTTACATACTTATCTTTTAGGCTTGGTTTATCCTTTGTAGCGTTGCCGTTATCGTCGTATTCTGACACTTGACGACTGATATAAATGACATTCATAGGAAGGGCCTTTAAATCAATTACCATTTCTGTGATAGCTTGGTTGAAAAAGTCGTAGCCTTTGCCGTATGGAATTTCTGACAAGGATTTAACCCGTGGTTTCCCAGCTGGTGTCAATTCATCACAAACGGCAATTTTAATCATTTCAATTACATCATCAATAACATCCACTACTACTGTCTTGTAGGTGTGTTTTTGAGTTTGTAAGGCCAAAAGAATTTCACCAATTTGAGCGATAACACTTTTAGTAATTCGCCCGTTTTCGTCCTTCTCATTCACAAGTTGAATACTTGGTACGGTGTTAGCTTCAGCATTGCCATCTGTATTTAAAATGATAGGCGCCGGGAACTCATTCGCAAGGTAGCTTTTCCCGGACATGGTTTCACCGTAGAAAAAGAAATTTCGGGGCGTGTCCTTTGGTATCTGTGGTTTATTTTCAGGTAATTTAAAGGCCATTTTATTTACCTCTCCAGAATGGTTTTCGTCCAACAATTCCGTTTGCTAATGCTTTTGCCAGAATTTCTTCAAACTTGTCAGAATCATCTTTTTTAATTTCGCGGATTTCATCCCCGTTAGGGGGAGTTAATTCAAAAGTTGCGTTCACTTCAATAATTTCAGCGCCAAAGGCTTTAGCAAGGTTCTTCATTTCTTTCTTTTGCTGTTCGTAGCCTTCCTCACTCATTGTTAAGGCGTTTTGAATTTCGTCGGTGTAAGAGTTTTGGAAGGATAGGCGTCCGCGGTCTTCGTAACTTTCCAAAAATTCACCTTGTTCTTTATCGCGGAATACATAATATTTAGCTGTTACTTTAGTCATTGTTTAAATCCTCATTTTCTTTCTTTTCTTGTTTTGTTGATCGTTCCCCTAAAAGGAACCCTACCATAAAAATTAGTGTACTGAATACAATAGTTTCAATATTCATTTCTAACCATCCTTAAAATAAAATTCAATAACATTTACGTCGTTTTGTTGCCGGCTCCCTGTGATCCGCCAAAGTAATTGCCTGTAATCGTCATACTCCCCGGATTCTTCACTTACCGGATCTAAAACTACAATAGTTTTATACTTGTGTTGTAAGCCGTCCACCCCTACGCCTAAAACTTGACTAGTAGCAACTACTACTTTTCTTTCTAGGCCTTCTTGTCGGTCCCCGGTCCATATTCCAATTTCAGGGTGCCGGTCATGTATCACATTAACAACCTGTTTAGACTTGCTTACAATAAGCATATCTTCAGGGGTTCGGTCTATTAAGCCATCAAGGGTTTTTAATAGTGGTGTGTCCTGGTTAATTGGTTTCAGCTTTGGAAACTCAACCGCTACGCCGGTTTGGTTTAAGTAGCGTTCGAAGGTAGCCCGTCCAAATGATTGTTTAGCGATTGCGGTTTTTCCATTAACCGTTACTAAATTCAGTTTTCTGAATTTCTTCAATAGTTCCGGGTTCCCAACTTCCAAGGTGTTTTTATAAAACCTGGTTTTATAGCCATTGTTTTCCGTAGCTTGTTCAATCTTTTCTATTTCTTCCCAGCGGAAGAAGTTAGGGAGATTATTGACATAGCTCTCATAATCTCTAAAATCTTTCCATTTTTCTTTTGAGTAAGAAAACGGATCGTAAATCATTTGGCCATGTGCTTTCTGCCATTCAAATTTCTGGTTAGGCGTAGCATATCCGAAAATTGTTTTTTCCAAAGGGTAGAAATTTTGCCCTTTTTTTCGGATTGGAGTAGCAGATAAACCAATAATGTATTTACGTTTTATTTTGCGATATAAGGCGCTCAATTTGTCGCTTGACATATTCTGCCATTCATCTATTATCAGGACGTCACAAGCAATTTTAAATCCCTTTTTAACCTTATTTTGTAAAGTCCTATCCGTCATAATTTCAAAATCACAATTATCCGAATAGTTAAACCTCTTAACCGTTTCTTTCCAACCATTAAGGATTGATAAGCGGTTATTTAAAATTAAGACTTTCTTAGCTTTCTTGTGCTTACAGATTTCAAGGGCGCAAATCGTTTTACCTCTGCCTTTAACCGCCCAAAGCTTCAAGAAAAATTCCATTAGTTAATCTTGAACTTCGGGACACTGCCTCCTTTTGCCATTTTTTTAAAATAACATTCGTCAAATTTTATACCTCCATTTATATCCTCCGGCAAAATTTCTATTATCGTGAGATAAACAACTTTTAATATTCATGATATGAATCCCTGTGGCTAGACTTGCTTCTCTAACGCTTTCAAAAATTGATATTTTATTATCATTTTTATCCAATTGTTCGATAGGCCTACTTAATGTCTTTGAAACCCTCTTGTTATGGTTACCATAATTATTATTTTCTTTAAAGGTTGCCCATTCCAAATTTTCAACGCGGTTATCATTTCTAATTTCATTAAGATGGTTTACCGTAGGTTTATTTTTAGGATTAGATATAAAAGCTTCAGCAACAAGCCTATGCACTTTATGCTTTTTAGCTTTTCCATCTTTACAAAGTGAAACCATGTGATAGCCATGATTGTCATTGTATGGTTTTATAATTCTCGGTTTTATAGTTCTATCAGCATTTCCTAAACCGTGCTTAATTATTCGTTCGCAACTTTTAACATTACCTAAATTAGATATTTTATAATAACCTTCATATCCAACTATGTCTGTCCATTTTTCGTTACTGTTCGTGATACTCATTCACCACCTTTCCAATGTCAGAAATAACTTCTTCAATGTCATTCCTTACGGCCCAGAATAATCCTAAACGGGCAGACGCTCTAGCGTCTTGGTGGTGACTTTTGTTAAACTTCCACAAGCCAAGGGCCTTTAACAATTCATTTGGTATATCTGATTGATACCCTGCATTTCTTTGTAAAATTGCTTCCGGGAAGAATAATTGGAAGTAAGCAATAGTTTCTAAAACTGAATTATCCTTGGAAGCGTCATTGTCACGCGCTTCAAATTTTTCAATTATTACCACGTCCGGTTGTAATTCGTAGCCTATTTCATCAAACCATTGTTTGATAGCTGGTAAACCTTTTGGAACTATCCAATGGTTAATTAGTCTGGCATTGTTAAGGTAAACAATCCCGGAAGTGCTATCTTTAGCCTTGTTTGATGATGGATCAATACTTAAAATTTTCATTTACTTGATCCGTAAGCTACGGTTTTCCTGAAGCGTAGCGCCTTTAATTTTTTTACCCTCATTCAAAAGTTCATAAAGCTCTTTTTTATTCGGGCTTTCAGTAACTTTCTTAGTCCAATATTTTTTAGGTAGGTTTGTTTCATCAACAATAACACTAGCTTTTTGATTTTGGACTGTAAGGGTGAATAGTTCACCTTTAATTTTTGTTTTTCCGATGATTTCCATTGAAGCTTGTAAGTCGCGTTTCAAGCGTTCAATTTTCTTGTCAGTGCTTTCTTTTTTCTTTTTGAAGCATTCTTCTTCTTCCTTGTAAACCTTTTTATCAGCTTCAAGGTTGCGGATCAATTTAGCGTAGTTTTCAGCCTTAGCCTCAATTTCTTCATCAAGTCCCAGACTTTCGATTGTGTCCAATTTGGTTTCATCATCAATTTCTAAATTGTAAATGTCCAAATACTGGCCTGTTAATTCGTATAAAGTAGCCATTTTTTATTCCTTTCTTCTAAAAAACTTCAGCCATTCCCCAATCATTATCAGAAACAGAAGCTTTCCTTAATAGCGCCATTTGGGCATTATATTCTTCAATAACTTTCTGATCGTGTGCCTTAATTTCATCTTCCCAAAGGGCTTGTAATTCAGCTACCTTGTTAGCTTGTTTCTTTCTGCGTTCTGCTTTTCGGTAATCCATCACGGCGGAAATAAAACCGGCTGTGAAAGAAATTCCTGAAACTAGTAGCACCCCGGCCACTTGACTGGTTAAACTTGGTTCTAACATTTTTCAATTTCCTTTTCTTGTTCTAAAATCTCATATACGTCTTTCAGATCGTACATTTTTTCCCGTCCTTGCTTTCTGAATTTTAGCCCCCGGCGTCTTAATTTCTTAATGTATCCGTGATCAAAGCCAAATCTCTTGCAAAGGCCTTTTTGGTTAATTGGTAGCCGTTCTGCTTCCAATTCTTTTTTTGCTTCTTCTTTTGCAAACTGAAGAAGTTCTTTAATAGCCATCTTTGCTATTTCGTCATTCAACAAAGGCGGTAAACTTATATTTTTCATTTTCACCCCCTCAACTATGCGGGCAAGCTTAGTTGTGTTATAATGTAAGTAGTTAAAAATTCCAAAGCGTTCAATTTTTCTATTGGGCGCTTTTTTTGTGTTAGTCGATATTGTAATCAGCTATCACTTGCAAAATAAACTTATTCGCTTTCGGGCCTCGGGTTGAACCGCTTAAAATATTTGTTACTTCCTGGCGGTCCCGCCCATAAACTGAAGCCAAATCGCTTTTTTTGATATTATTCGCTTCCAGGAATGAAACTACTTTTTTCCGTCCTACGTCAATATCTGGCATATATTCCCATCCTTTCTTTTTTTACTGTAAACAGAAAAGCAACTAAAAAATTAAATATTTTTTTAACTTATTCTTTGACATTATTAAACAAATAATTTAGAATATAAGCATAAGAAAAAACGCTAACAAATTGAATAAAACGGTTCGCCAAAACTTATTTTATTGTTTGTTTTTTAGTTGTTTTTTTAGTTGTTTTTTTAGTTGCTTTTCACTTACAAAAATTATTTTAAACTATTTGTTTAATTTCGTCAAGCGTTTTTATACAAATAATTTAAAATATTTTTGTCAATCCTTCAGAAAGGTTGATAAATCAATGCTTTACACGTTCGAAAAAATTAAAGAATTATCTAAAAATCGGGGACTTTCTATAAATCAGCTAGAAGAAAAGCTAGGTTATAGCAAGAATACCCTGTATTCTTTAAAACGCCAAAACGTCAGCACCAAACGCCTGCAAGAAATTGCGGATTATCTTAATGTGTCGGTTGATTACTTATTAGGGAATACGGAAAGCCCTTCTATTGCTTCTAGTGATCAATCCGATCAGAAACCACTAATAAACGTAGAAGAAATTTCTAACAGCGTCATGCTCTTCAGTGGTCGGGAATTAACAGAAGAAAAGAAAAAAATCATTCAATCCATAATAGAAGCCTATTTAAAGGAAACGAATGATTGAGGTATTAAACCTTGACTGAAAAAGAAATTTTAAAGGATCACGATATTACTATACATACATTTAACGGCGATTTATTGCCTGATGAAGTTGGTTTTTACGATCCTATCACTAAAACAGCCTTTATTTCTGACAAGCTAAATAAAAAAGAAAGAATAAAGGTATTGCTTCACGAATTGGGCCACTTAGACCATACCACGGCGGAATATACTAATGCTAGGGTACGCTGTGAGAATGAAGCGAACAGAAACATGATCCACCACCTATTAAAAGACGCCCTTTCTCAATTAGAGAATAAGGCGGATTTTAACTATATAAAATTCATGGAATTTTACCACCTCACCACGGTAACGGATGAAATCATGGTAAAAGAAGAATACCAAGCCTTAATTTAAATAAGGAGTTTAAAAAAATGAAAATTGGAGTTAGAACACCCAGCCTAAAAAAGAGTTTTAAAGCTAGGACAACCGGAAGAATAAATAGAACGTTAAAAAAATCAGTAAATCCTTTATACGGTAAAAAGGGGATAGGGTATATTAAAAACCCTGAAAAGGCTATTTATAACAAAGTCTACCATAAAGTAACAGTTGATCCTTTGGGGCCATTGAAGAATGGACACAATAACAAAACCAAGCGGGCGTTGCCAAAATCCGAATTAGAAGGGTATAACTTCTATAAGATTGAAGCTAAAGAATATACTTGTAATAAAAAAATATACATTATTTTAGCTGTGTTCTTTGGTGTTTTCGGGGTACAATACTTCTATTCAGGCCAAAAGAAAAAAGGGTTTTTATCCCTATGTTTCTTCTGGACGGTAATACCTTTCTTTGTTGGTCTATATTGCGCCTTAACTGCTTTATTCTTAAAAGCAGATTCAAATGGCAATATAAAGATAGTTGATAAGAAAAAGGTAAAAACTGATCAACTTTCAAAAGCAAGCGAAGCATTGAAGGAAATAGAGAAATATTCTATTCCATTAACGACTACTTCAGATCTTGAAATCTATTCAGATTCGTTAAAAAATACCTTAGAAAATCTATCTGAATTAGTGATATTGTGTGAAAACTTCCCTCAAAATGAATCTATTGTGGTGTTAGCTGAATCTGTTGAAGGAATGTACAAAGGTTTGGAAGGTGAAGAAAGTAACTTCATTAAACGTTATTACTCCGAACAATTAGAAATTTCTAAAAGGTCCGACAACCCGGAATATTTAAAAGATAGCAAACATAAGTTAATTGATTCAGGGATTTTCTCGGATCAAGGGATAGAATTAATAGAACTTTTGTACAAATAAAAACCTTCCCAGCTTCAACCGGGAAGGAAAGACATAAAAAAAATACACTTGTATTTTAACATTTTCTTTTCACTTTCTCAACTATGCGGGCAAGCTATTAAGGAAGGAAAGAAAAGACATGATTAAAAAATACACTATGAAAAACGGGGAAACTCGTTACTTATTTCAAACTTATTTAGGCGTGGACCCTTTGACCGGAAAAGAAAGAAGGACCACGCGCCGGGGTTTTAAAACTATCAAGGAAGCTAAACAAGCAGAAAGAAACCTACTTCTTAATGTGGAAGAATACGGCTTGCCTTCTCAAAAGCTAAACGATCCCACCTTTGAAAGCATAGCTTCCCTGTGGTTTGAAAGCTATCAAACGACTGTCAAACCCACAACCGCTAAAAACCTAAAAATTAAATTAGATACCCTTATAAAAAATCATATTCACGATTTAAAAATTAATAAAATGTCTGTGGTTTTTTGCCAAAAAATCACTATTGAATTAAGTAAACGCTACGTTTTATACCATAATTATTTATCAATTATTAACCGTGTATTAAAATATGCGGTGTCAATGGATATTATAAAATCAAATCCTCTTGATAAGGTAATACGGCCTAAAAGCAAGCAAACAAAAAGCAAGGATAATCATTACACAAAAGAAGAATTAACCGAATTTTTAAAGCTTGCTAAAAACTTTTCGGACGCCTTCCATGTATTTTACCATACTATCGCTTTTACCGGTTTAAGAAAAGGGGAAGCATTGGCCTTGAAATGGAAAGAGATAGATCTGGATAATAAGACAATAGCGGTCAATCATACGGCTGTATTATTGGACGGTAAGCAAGTTTTACAATCGCCAAAAACCAAAACAAGCAAGCGTATTATACAGATTGACAATGATACTGCAAAGGTTTTGAAGGCATGGAAGCTACAACAAAAGAAAGACTATCTAAAAGCTGGTAAGGCCTATTCACATGATGAAAATTTTGTTTTTACCAATCACGCCCAGGAATGGACGCGGTTAAAAACAATAAATAACACTCTAAAAACATTTTACGGCCACTATCAAAAACTAAAAGAAATCACGGTACACGGCTTCAGGCATACTCACGCCTCATTACTTTTTGAAGCGGGCATAGAAGCTAAAGCAATTTCGGACCGGTTAGGACATACCAATATTCAAACCACGCTAGATCTATACACTCATTTAAACGATACCCAGCGGATCGATACCGTTAATCAATTAATGGAATTTATGCAACTTTAAAAAAAGCCGTATTCATTCCCGTATTCAAAGGGTGAAAGGGTGCTAGAAAGTCAGTTATATCAAGGAAAAAGCGGGAAGGAGACTTTTATATCAGAAAAGTCCTCTTCCCGCTCTTCTTTTGGACAGCAATTCCTATCCAGCAAAAAAGGCTGAGATAGCAATCCCAACCTTTTATGATTCATGAC